CAGCGTCATGCAAATGACGATGCCTGGACAACATTAGCGAAACGGTCTCATGAGAGACTCTATCGGAAGCTTCGCTCAGGTCGAGCGTCGCAAGTTCCCCAGTTAGGGAACCCTCTTTGGCCAAACGCTGGTTAGGCGTCTGATCATCGAGTCCGATAAAGCCATCAAGAAAGGAATCCTTGATGGCATCTTGGAACAATCCCAAAATCGCCTGCTGCGAGTATTGCATCGCAGTAGGCTCAATTGCGATTATCCGAGGAGTCTTCATCGTCTTAGGAACGGAGATGACCTTCACAGGCCTCTCCATCCCGGGTTCGAGGAAGTCTACCTTGTCCAATTCCTCCCAGTAGGAGTAATTGGGTAGAACCATTTCCACGAAAGGGAAATAGTTCTCAAGGCGCACGGTCCATTCATATTGGCGGAACTTTTGATTCCCGACAAGGGAATCGGCAGTCGCGCCGGGACCGTGTTTCGGACGAAGATCACCATCATAGACTTGTTTGTCCATGATGGAGAACAGCGAGCCGAAAAGGAGCGTCGACAGGTCGAGGAAACGATCATGTTTTCTCCTCCCGTTTAGCTCTTTGACTTCCTGCTCACACTCGAGGAACTCACGAAAAGCCGCTCTCTCTCGAGACGGCTTACAATCGATGAGAATCTTGCCAAAGATCAGAGTCAACTGTCTTATGGCTCGAATCGCATCGATACTGGGTTCATCAAGTAGGACACCAGTGCCTCGGTCGAAGATGAGACGAGAGAAACCCGACAGAAATGCCGGGAGACTCCCATGTTTCTTAAAAGAAAGAAACACGGTGTCGTCCACCTTCCCTTGCTCAAGACAGTACTCAAAGTCTTTCGCAAAGGATGGGAGGGTTATCGTTAGAAACGAGAACCCCTCTTTCTTAGACCGAACCGCGACAAGTTCCTTGTCGCGGTGGGCGCTAGTGCAACACCCACCAGCCAAATCATCGGCTAGTGTATTCCAGAGCACCATTAGGCTTTTCACGTAACCTCCTGATAGAGGAAAAACGTCCTAAGCCGATGGTTTCACTCTCTGAGCGTGATGCGGTAGGTACCTGACGAGCTTGGGTTAGCTTTCGCCACCCAAGAGCTTCGTCAGGACCGCATCGGTCGACGCACTCCACGTGCCCTTGAGGCCGTTGAAGAGCGCCTTCTGCTCCGCGACCGAGAACTGCCCTGCACTCGGGATGTCGACGACCACGTACGCAGACATGCTGCGTGGGGAAGTCGTACCCGTGATGAGGGTAGAACCGGCGTTGTCGGCGTAGTCCAGCCGAAGAGACCTGCGGATCCTGCGTCCGTACTGATGAGACGCAGAGACCTTCAGGAGACTGCCCGGGAAGACCGACAGCGGTCCAGCTTGATAGATCGACACGAAACCCTGCTGTGAAACGCGGGGCAGCGTGACGGCCGTCGAGTTGAACGCTGTGGTCGGATCCAGGGTAATCGGATCAGTGAACATCGACGTGCTCCTTTGCGTTGGTGTGCAGTGATCTACCTAGCGACTCTGGTAATACCCAAAGCCGCCACTATGGCCTGCTGCATGGTTGACAAACCATCCCAGCTGAGGCCAAACCCAAAGGGGTTCGCCTGTATCCTCTTCTTCACTGTTGTGCGAAGAGCAACAGGGGATACAGCAGGATAGGGAGGAGCAAATCGCTCCGGGTGTATTGGTACACCCTTCCTATTTCCTGCGGTATACGTGTCCGTGATGGTAGTTTTCTCCATCACGTAACCATACCGGAGAACCGTGCCGTAACTGATCAGACTCTGCAGGTTCTTAACGAACGAACCTGCATTACTGACCCAGTCAACGGCCCAGGACCATGGTGTGAGTTGCCACAACGTATTCAGGTCAGGCTCAGCTCCGAGGAGCTTTGCCATCAGCAAACGCCGATCATGCTTATCGTGGGTGTCAAACCACTTAGGCAAATGATAGGTGAATGCACCTTCGAACCAGATCTCGCGTTCGATGGTCCTTGTACGAATGGTCTCATAACATGGTTGAGTCTCAGCGACTTGCTGTGCGACTTCCCCCCATGCGGCAGTCCCGTTGGTCAATGGCCGATAGGCCAAGCCAGCAGGGCTCCACACGTTGGGAAGCACAGTTTCGCTGATACTCCTTTCCTTGGGAAAATGGAAGCTGCGTCTGACGTTTCGACCAGAGTCACGTATGAACTGGTCGACACGCTTCTCAACTTCATTAACACCTTTAACAAAGGTCTTAATGTCGCTGATAGTTGGTGAAATGCCGAAGACGACGTTGAGAAACTCACCGCCGGCTGCAGCAACCGTCTCCAAAGCTCGGAGACGGGCCTCCCAGAGATGCACCCCAGGTATTGCGGGCACATCCTGAAGGGCTTCACCAATAGCAGAAGCAGCTGCCGCAAGCTGGTTCGTTGGTGCACAGGCAGCCACAGCAGTTGCGCCTTTCGTTACCAGGTCCTGTCTTGAACTTGACAGGTCCGGGGGAAAGGCGTACTTGAGTGGCCTGGCCGGTACATACAAACCAGTAGGCTCTTGGACCGTAACGAAGCAGTTAGCAATAAGAGATCCGAGCAAGCGGCTTTTCTGCCACTCGCCCGAATTGATATTGTTAATCTGCAAGTTAGAGAACGGGAACTTTGGGTTCACGATCTCTTGCTTCAGAGTGAAAAACTCTGAGCCTAGGTCCGAGTCCTTCAGTGGTCCCTTCTTAGGAGGGGGCCACCGATTGCCATCCGATTCAGTAATCTGAATCCCACCAGTCGAAGTACTGACTGTACCTCCTTTTGCCCAGACGTATCTGGGGGGCTCGGTATAACCGACCCCGGAGATATATTCGCGACCGAAGTCGTCCTCACGCATGAAAAACGTGGGACCCTTCAACTGCCGCGATTTAGTCGTACCTCGATTGATGAACAAGGAAACCTCCTTGGGTACAAATCATCAAATAAATGATGAAATGATTTGGCTAGTACTTTCGTACTAGGGTTGCACTGCGTGGCGTGGCCTCCTCAGGC